TTGATAGTACCATCATCACCCACACCAGCACGGGAGTGACCCAAGTAGAATACTTGAGAAACCGGACCTTGCATGGGCTGAACCCCGCAGATTTTATTGGCGAGTAATTCCGGGAAAACCCGGCGAACAAGTGGAAAGGCGAACTTTTGAAACGTCCCCAAATTACCAACTGTCGTCGCTTCGTCAAGAGTCTGCCCTTCAGAGGCGGCTTCCGTCAGGATTGCTTTAGCTTGGTTCTCTAGGAGAACGGCGGTTGTATGACGAGTATACTCGTTTTCTACGCCTTCAAGAATTGGTTCCCACTTCTCAACTAATGCTTTATTTGCATTTTCTAACATAATTATTTTTCTCCTTTAGCTTTCGCCAGGTTAATTACATCTTCAGTTAGGAAGATATTAGTAGCCGCTTCTACTGAAGGACGGCTGGAATCGGGGTTGTTATGGATAACGACAGCCGACTCAGAAGACTTAAACGGAAGTTTAGTAGTCTCAGTCAGGTTGGCGTTGTCCTCTTTTAAAGAGGTTACCTTATGATTAAGGATAGTATTTTCTTGTACAGAGGCTGCGATTTGGGAATTCAGAGAATCAATGGATTCCTGTAGCTCAGCCTTTTCTTGCTTAAGTTCAGAAACAGCGCTATCGACGTCTCGTTCTTCCAGGTCCTGTGCGACCAAAGTGCGAATAGTCTCGTAGACTTTCGCGGCACGGATAGTCTCGCTTTCAGCTTCAACTTCTTTGCGTGCTACTTCTTTAAGTGAATTGAGCTTCGTGCGAAGAAAGCCGCTAACTTTTGATTCAAGCATGCGGACTTCTTTCTCAACGCGCTCCTGTACGATATCATCTACAATATCCGCGACTTCTTTAAGCCCGGATTTTGAGAGTCCATCAGGAAGGTGTTTAGCAAGTTTTTCGATATTCATATTTCTGCTACCATTGTTATTTACTATGTTTAGGGAAAAAACCTATTTTTTACGTAGAGTTTTCTTTAGCATTGCCAAATAAATTTTTTCTGCCTCGTAATGATTTTTCTTTTCCGTGTTCGGATTGACTGATTCCGTGATGGTTCCTTCGCTCACTGTTGGATATGCTCCGAAACAGGATGGGTCAGATACCATATCCCACGTAATCATTTTTAAATTATCTTGAACGCGGTACACATCTTCTTGCATATCGTGCTCTAAGCTTCCAGTTCCCCTGGAAGAAATACCCATTTTAACGCCAGCTTTAATCAATTCTTGTAGAACTTTGCCTGCGGGGGTATTAAGGATTTCAGCCTCTCCTATCACCTTATTACCTTCTAATTGAAGGTCCGTGATAAGGTGAGAAGCGTTGGCTAGATGAACAACCTCCTCAGAGGGATGGTCTAACTCTCCGATTAATCGGCGCTCCGTAATCTGTGGCTGGAGCCTGTTAACCTCTCTTTCTAGAATGCTCTTAGGGTAAATTCTACCGTTACCGTTCTTTGCTTCAGCTTCGCCAAACAAACCACGCACCTTGATAGTGTTGGTCTTTTTGTTCTCACTTAAAATTTGAAGTGATTCGAATCGGTTTACGTCTTGAATTAACATTAGTTTTTGGCGATATAATCTAAAAAGTTTTTAGCGGCTTTTATTCCTTGACGGGCTTTAAGTTTTTTATCTTTCTTTTTCATAGTGGGAGCTTGAGCAGTCCCAATATTCCCCGTGGTAGTTGCTTCCTCTAAACGAGAAATAATCTCTTTAGCTCTTCGCAGTACACCTAAATCCGATTCCGAGATAAAAATACCTTTAGTTTCTTTTTTCTTCTCATCAATACGAGGATTCGGGGTCGGCGCGCTTTGTGGCTTTGCAGGTTTTCCTAAGACATTACCTATGAAAGACTCTCTTAGGTCATCTGTAATTTCTAACAGCTTACTATCTGAAGGTACAGCAGGGTGTGCATGTTTATTACCCTTAGCGTCAAAAGGATTCTTAGAAGAGTCTGTTAAGGCTCCTTTAAGAATATCATCCGCCATCGCAGCAATAGACTTGTTGCCCATAATTACTTACCTGCTGCTTTTTTGGCGTCAGCCTCAGCTTTAGCTTTCTCTGCCGGGGTTTCTGCCTTGTCTCCTTTAGCGGGGGCGTTTTTGGCACCAGACTTATGAGCTTTAGCTTGGTCAGAGTCCTTACCGAACGTCTTCTCAGCAGACTTGTTCATAATGTCGTCAATTTCGTCATCACTAAGCTCTTCGTTAACTTGCATTTTGATGTACACATCGTCATCGTAATCGCAAGCTTCTTTGAGAGAGTACTCCTTACCATCGAAAGAAACCCAGTTAGTATATGAGTCTTTTCCTTCGGTAAGCTCGTGAGCTTCTTCGCTGGTCATTTCCTGAACACGTACATAAAGCTCGTTCTCGAACTCATATACATCTTCCTCCAATTTGAAGTATTGACCATTCCACTCATATAAAGAAGCTTTAGGCTCTTCGCTCTCCTGAACCGCTTGGCGGGGAGCCATTTTAGATTCAGTTACGACTTCCTCAGCCACTTCTGCTACTTCTGCTTCGTTCACAGTTTCTGTTTCCTTCTCAGTATATCCCAGGGATTTGAGGAAGGACTTACGTAGTTCGTCATTCAGAGGCTGAATGCCGATATTTTTATCTTCGTTGATGATGTATTTCATAATTCTAAAGGGTTTCGGGCGGACCGTAAGGTCCTTATAACTTATTTAGCGGTTAAGCTCACTTTTTTAACTCTGCTAATATCTTTTCTATTTCAGCAAGACGTCCATCTTGCTCTTCATCTCTAGCGTCAATGTCTTTTTGGGATACCGTGTTATGAATATCGCCGAACTTTTTAATCCAAGTACGTCCTCTTTTACTGATGAGAGGTACTAGAATAAACAGTAATAGGTACCACCAACCTAGCTCGTAGATTAAGCCTGTGGTTTCATGAATGGTACTTGCGGCTGTCCCCGGAGCTGGGATGCCTTGTTGAGCGGCAGCCAGTGCCAAGGTAGTGTCTACACTTTCATTAGGAAAAGCCATCTGTGCCCCGGCTACCCCTAATGCTCCGCCTGCGGCAGCTCCAGGGGGACCGCCAATAGCAGCGCCGATAAGCCCTCCTCCTGCGCCTCCGGCGATAGGCATCAATGTACTACATGATGCCAGTAGGAGGAGGGGTATCGCTATCAATTTCATTCTTCAGAAGTTTCCTCAGAATCTTCGCCTGTCACATAATCAACCGCGTCAGTGAGAGCTTCTTGCGTTGCGTCCACAGCCGAGTTAAGCATTGAGCAGGAGAGCAGGAAAATGCCTGCGAGAGCGCCTAGTACAAACATGAAGAGAGACTTCCAGTTTGCAAGGATGAGAGAATTAACGTTACTTAGTATTGTTTTCCACATAGTCTTTTATATAGTATCGTTCCTAAGATACTGCACCTATCCTACAGTAATAAAGCGCATTCATGTAAATGGTAGAACTTTTCGGGTTACCCGTTAAATGATGTTTTAGACAAACAGGAACGGGTCCTCCAGCGACACCTCCTATAGTAGCAGCGATATCAGGTACTTCAAAATCAATCACAGAAGTACAGCCCCCGTAGTCATCGTCATCATTTCTCCCTTGCGCGATTCTGATTAGGGCTTCTGAAGTCGTAGCTGTTCCATTGCCGTACGTACGGAGTTTAGGTTCTATACCTCTTTGAAGACGGGGAAACTGACCTGAGTTGTTATCTACGTGTTCCGGATGTTCGCCTGGAGTCATAGTAATAGCTCGGTGCATTTCTATCCATTGGTCGCAATTTGAATTTCCCCAGAAACTTCCGTGATGGCTGTGATATGCCATATATCTTCCAGGCATTAATTGCACCCATCCAGAATACTTGGTGTAGTGATTTTTCTGGTGCCAAGATGCGCCTTGCCCTACTGTCCAATCGTGGTCAAAGTTAAGTCCGCCTACCGTTCCCGCCATATCATTAATCTGACTTTGAACGTCTGCTTTCAATGGGTCTCTATTAATTTCTGTGACCATGACCTCACCCAAGTGGCTTTCGGTAACGAATGTGTTCTGCGCACCGGGGGCGGCGGCGAACATGCATGCTTGTCTTTCTCTCAAAGTTAACTCGGTGGTTCTGAAGAATGGTCGGATATCAATAATGTGTTCTTTGGGTATATGTTGCCCTGTTTGGTACCCGGCTGGAATATAAACATAACAGATGGGTAAGGAGAATATGCCTTCTTCATTCAACGCTTGGTTTAATTGCTGGTCAGCCGGAAACTCATCTTTATTCAACGCCCTGTAAAACGAATTAACTACATCATCAGGAGCGGGGACTGTCCCGAACTCTGGGTTGTCCACGAGGTCCGTATTAGTACCTAGAATAAGTCCGTGACCTTTTATAGGGATATCTTCTTGAGCAGTTCCGATAGTTTTAAACAGGCTCATAGTTTCTTTTCTGTTCCACGTTGACTCGTCATCAACGATGATACCTGCGCCCTTAACAATACACAAATCAACTTGACCGCCAGGGTTTTCTGTCATGCCGTCATCCATAGAGCCGTCTCGTCCGGCGGTTAAACAGACTAAATCTAACCTGCCTAAAGGTGCGGTTCTGCCTCCAGCAGTTCCAAATTCAGAGCTATCGAAAGCAGGCATTTCAAATCCGCTTTTGCCGCTGTACCTGTGAACACTTGTTCTTCCTACGGTCCTAGACATAACGTCCCAGTTATGATTCTCGACAAATTTGGTTCCATGGTCTTGCCATTCTTTATTTGTCGCCTTTTCTTCTAATCCTGTATAAGCATTCTTGTTGCCCGAGTTACTGTTCTTGCCTGTGGCACGGTTATTTCTCGCGATAAAATTACCGGGCTTAACCCAAATCTTGCCTGGGTCAGTTTGAATACTGTAAGGTCTTAAGTCATCAAACCTACCGCGACCAAATGTTTCTACAGCATCCTCTTCTCCGGGGTCGGGGTTAGTAATAGCGTCAATCTGCGCTTGAAGGTCTCGGTCATTCCCTAACAACTGCTTCAATGGAAGGTTGTCAACCTCGTAGTAATACGGGTCGCTTGGTAAGTAAAATCTAATATCTTCGTTAATTCCCATTATAATAATCTATCCATATCAAAGAGGTTGAGGGACCTAACTCCCACGCCAAATTTCTGTCCTGCAGTGTCAGTAGGACTGTTTGTTATCCCGTCTCTACCTTCTCCACCTGCTTTTCCATCTATATTAGACCTATAAATCGACACGCCGTTGATTCGTTTAGATGCCATATGCTTCGCGTTCTGGAACAAGTTACTTGAAGACTCGTCCAACCAGTTTCTCATATAACCTTGCCAATCCATGTTAATCGGAGGTATTGGGAATTCAGGAGACGTTTGCGTTTCCGAGTACCCTGACGTTGATTCCATAAAAGTACCAACTCCGTCGCCGGAAACATAATAGGTCTTATGTACGCTCATCTCCGCAGGTAATTCAGACACACCGCTTAACGCGCTAGGCGCAGGTATACCCCATCCAAAAATAGGTTCTGTTGAAGATAAGTTGTACTTGCCTTGAGACCACATTTCTACACCGCAATGTCTACGTAAGTCAGAGCCCGGCAAGGAAGATGCATTGGGAGTAAGCGTTAAATATCCAGCAGCGTTAACTTGGTCTATAGGTGTTCCGCCGTGCTCGTCAGATGCCCATAAAGTTTTTAGCCCAGGATTGCTTCCACACATCAAAGCACTAATCTCATAGTAACCTTTCAAGTCTCCACGGTGACCCATCATCAATCTAAAGATTCCGAAGTTATGAAATTCTCTTCCTAGTAATCCATAACTAGTCATACGCCCGCCATACCCATAATAATCTAAGGCTACGCCATTATACCATTTTCCAGCGGGTCCGTGGTACCCGTTACCAGAACAAGCAATCCACGGGTCTAATTTGTTAATCAAACTATTCGATGCATGAACTCTAGAGGTATCAGCAATATTCCATATTTGAATTTGTGAACCTAAACACCAGTCACCGTCACCAACGGTTAAGTCTACACCGGCAGGGACTCCTGTGTTCATATAACACTTAGTATCATCCATCCCGCCCATGGCGAGATTCCATCCGCCGCCACCTGCTCCTACGGTTGCGCCTGCGGCAGCGTCGGGCGCCATTCCACCTTGGTATCCAGGGTGACCGTAGAAAGTTCGGCTGCCAAACAACGCACTTTGGCTAGACACTTCAAAACCTTTATCGGGGTAAGCGGTATTTTCGGTTCCTCCCACGAAGGAGCCTTGCGGATTTTGCTGTATGTCGAATGTTCTATGGCTTCCGTACAGACGTGAAGCCCCTAGTTTATGAGTCGTGTCGGTAAGGCGGGAATTATTCACAACTGTTGAGTCGGTTGTTTGACCTCCTCCTCCACCTTTGTAATTGTTTCCTCCAATCGTGCCGTAATTATCCCAGTAGTCAGGGTCATCGACGCCATCACCAAAAGGCTTAGGTGGAATATTACCTCCACCAGGGGGGTCGCCTCCATCAGGAGGACCGACCCAGCCGAACACCCCGTCATCCATTAAACCTTCACAGCCCGCGCCACATACATTATAGAAGGCTCCTGATACAGCTCCCGCAGAGGCTTCGTACCAGTAATCAACTAAGTTACTGTCTACGTAACTACCTTCAACAGCTCTAACACACATTCCTCCGGTAGTGCCTTGTGCGTGTTTGTTGTTCGCGTGAAGGTATCCAGGTAGAACATATGGTTTCTCACTTGCTAAAGGTCTAGCGTGAGCGTGATTTAAACTTACTTCGTTCCAATCTCCAATAGAGCTAGTGAATGCATTAGGGTAAAACTTAACATGTCCCCCCGATGTTGAACGAGCGAACAGGGCGTGCGCGTCGCCGTATGCAGCGTCTACATTGCTGGCTAGTACGTCAGTACTCCAGGTGTCGTTGGATGCGGTATGGTCAATGTTTGAATTGAGTGAATCATTACCTTGAGTACTAATTTGAAGAGGCATTCCTCCCAAAGCGTACAAATCAATGCCAGAGCGTCTATTAGCTACAAGACAAGCTCGTGTGGAATGTACCTCTAGAGATGTATGATTACCGGATACGGCTCCAAGCGCGTCAGCTAACTCCCATCCAGATACATCTAACGTATTATTGGTTCCGTTTACCGTGGGAGGGTTAACTTTAATTTGTGAAGTATTTTCAGATAAAGCTCCAACGCCAAATCTAGAAATCTTAGTTGGTCCTGTAAATTCTACAGTTGAATTATTAGTGGCGTATACTCCCGCACACAAGAAGCTTCTTTTCTGAGTATCGTTATCCCAACTATCGCCGTCCGTTCCTGAAGGTACATACGACAAGGTTGTAGTTTTGTCCTGGCTCCCTCTGAACACGATGTGCGAGTTATTGTGCGCAGCGGCTACTGCCCCTTTAGCAAAATCTAAATCTGCTTTCGCTCCATAACATAGGTGGGTAAACTCAGCAACGGAGTTATCGTTTACCTGAATGCCAGGTAAATTATTCTTTCTGTACGGAGTAGCCCCGTGGTGGGACATAGGTAACGAAGAGACCGAGTGAGTATTAATCGCATCGGGTGTCCAAGTAGCTCCTCCCCATTTACCAAAATAGGTCGGGTACCGCGTCATTCCGTAAGGCATAACAGTGGAGTTCTTCTCCGCTAAAATGTTCTGACCATTATTGTCGACATGGAACTGGGCTCTGTTTCTAATTCGCTCTGTAGGGTTAACTATAGTATTTCCCGGTGTCTCGTGGGCACCTCTTCCATTTATAATTTCCCCATACGCATCAGGCACAGCACCGTACTCATCCGATTTAACGCCGTATACTAGTGTTGAATTTACTAAATGAATACCTGCATTTTGGTTATCCTTAACCGTAAATTGAGGTAGTCCGAACGTGCTTCGCAGACCGTACACACCCGCTTTAACATTGTTAAACGAGTCTATGCGACCATCAAAATCAAAAGACGTTCCTTCACAATAAATCCCGTACTCAGTATTACCGTACGTTTGTAGGATAGAAGTTTTCGTATCTCCGCCAGAACCACTTGCGTAGCCTGCAGCTTCTACTCCAGAGCTTCCTCCATTAGGTAAGAACGTTACACCAGCGTTGGTGGTATCGGTATTTTTTATACCTCCTTCTACCGTACATCGTCTAAGGTCCATACCCCTACCATTCTTCGTAAAGTTCAATAAGGATTTTCTACTGTTTGTATAGGAATCTCTATCAAACTCAATAGTAGTGTTTACAGCTTTAACGCCTGCTCCATCTCCGTACGCTCCGCGTGGAGCGGGGCTTGTTCGAGACTCCCCTTTGTCATAATTTCTCCACCCAATCCAAGAACCAGTAATCTTTACGTGACTGTCCTTTAAAAGGAATCCTGCTTTCTTAGCTCTCATCCCCGTACAGTTATCTAAAATAACTTCCGAGCCGTTAATATCTACAGCATGATTTAGATTGTGTGTGGTTACCTCTTGGCTATCGCCTGCTCCTGAGGCTGTGTCAGCGCACAAGTTGGTTAGCTTAATAGTTCCTTGGCAATCCTTTACACTAATAGAGCTGAAGTAATTACCATAACCGATTACGCTACCCCGAACGCCAGGGATATCTTCCAGAGCATCCCCTCTATCCCATTCCAAGTAATGGTTTCCTGTATCCCCTGTAGTAACTCCTGAGCCTGTAAATGGTGCGGCATCCAAACCGGTAACCATTACGTCATGTAGAACACCATAATTGTAGAGCCTAAATTCATTTATATTGGAACGAAAAACGGAAAATGTCCCGCTGGCGACGGAAGCCGTCAACCTTCCAGTATCGTGGTCAGTGTCGGGTCCGTTTTGCGCAAACCATCTAGAGTGCGTTGTCCAACCAGCTACGTTCTCCCCTAAAGAAGCCTGTAGTCTTGTGGATGATGCCGTTGATGCAATCTGAGAACTAACACTCTGAGAGGACACATTTAAAATGTGGCGAAGCGCGCCAGCAGGTGAGGAGGATGCGTTTGCTGTCGACCTGACTATCGCATCGCCGTCCCAAGCAAAGGCGCGGTTTACAACTTCAAGCTTGCCATCTCCCTCGCACGTGATGTTAGCAAGGTCTAGTTTTCCTAAATTACCGAATGTGCAAATCTCAATCAGTACAGGAAATTTTAATTTTTTAGGAATCCTTTCTACAATATGCTCAATCGAATCGTATACCCCGTCACTGCCATCCGTCTCAGAACCCAAAGAGGATAGAACCATCGTAACCCCTGTCTGGTTCTTCCCAGGAAACCCCGCCATTTGTAGGAGGAAATTCTCACGAGCTTCCAGCTCCCAAAGAGGGATGTTATCCTGCTCCCAGTTATAGAAAGAGCTTGGGTCATATTTGGCGACGTTATCAACATAACGAAGTCCTAAAACCCCGTCACCGCCAGTACTTGAAGTGTGTTTAAAACTAACCATTAGAATTCAATTGTCCACCTAAAAACTAGGATGAAAGAGTCCGTTTTGTAAATCGGCTTAAAGTATCTATACGCGCAAAGCATAGATGTGTCTGTGCTATATGAAGAGTGGTAAGGATTTTTACTCCATAACCCTATCTCATTTAGTTGTCTGGCTCCGCCAGCAAGATTTGTAATCTCCCCTTCCCCTACATTACAAGAACGTTCGTCAACCACAATTTGATACATAACTCGTCTAGGAGATACTCTTTTAATATAATTAGCAGGGATTACGCCGAACGGTTTCTCTGCGGTAACTGCTCCATTCGACAACATATCATGTACAGAAATATCTAAAAATCCTGTTCCGTAATCCTCTTGAGAGAGAATAGAACTAAGTTGGGACGTACTTGAGACTTGTTGTTCCGAGGAGCCGCTTGTACCTAATTGGAAGTATGCTATTTGAAAATTGTCGACAGGAGTGTCTAAAGGAGCATCCATCATTTCAGCTAGGGTTGCACCCATGCCGCTACAAATCACATTATCTTCTTCATAATGTAATTCTTTATCCCCGCTTGGAAAGTGTTTCCAAACCTCAAGGTGTCCTTTGCATTTATTAAAATCGTAAAACTGCATAATTAAAATCTAATCTTCCATATTATAGTTAGGTAATCTGTGTTTTCGTAATCAATATGTAACCCGGGAGGGAACATTACTTTCTTTGAGAACAATTGAAACACAGGATTAAACACAGGGTCCTGATTATATAGGGCAACATCAACACCTTGATTACCTGTATGTGTGCCGGATGCCGCTAAGAACGGACCAGGTCCTAATTTATCTATAGTCTTATCCCAATTAATACCGTGTAGACCCATAGCCCCTACTCCTCCATAGATATCTTCCATAACTCTCCACTGGTCTTTGGTAATCCTCATAATATACCGTAGCTCTTTGGCTCCGGCGAGGGCGGGCTCACTCGTTTCTCCTCCTGCGTAGCGGGTGTCTCGAACCGATGATACGACAAGACCTGCACTTGCGTCTCCGTACGTATGCGTGGAATGATTTCCAGGTACTTTGTAAATGTAACCGTCACTGTTAACTGACTGGTGCTTGTTAAGAACACCTGATACATAGCCAATACCTGACAAAAAGTCTGTGTTTGGCGATTCACCGCGCTTCTTAGCCGTAACCCAATCTGGAATGTAGTATCCTGCAGAGGGGATGAAGGCGCCTTTTTGGACAGCCTCTTCCCAATCTCGTTCTCCAGTTTGAGAAGGTCTTAGTACGTTGTTTCTAATATATGCTCCACCTGATGCAACGGCTGGCGGGCGGCTGCCGCCCCTTGCTTCACCCGGTCCTATGTTAAACCATTGAGCGCGATTCATGAAATGACCTAGCTCCCCGGCTCCAGGAGAAGTGGGTTGCAAAGTTGTGTCTGTTGGGTTAGGGAATTCAGGGAAATATATATTAGATGATACCCGATAAGTTGTTCCGGAAGTTTGGTGGGGTAAATCATTGTTGTTCCCAAATGGAAGGTGTCGAGTAAACCAATCGAAGGCTGGTGTTACCCTATACTTCTTCAAAGTTCTTATCCAGGTCTCTGTGGTGCTGCCAACCGTCCCGGGTCCGTGAGGATGTACTCCGAATAAAATGTCGGCATCTTGGGAAAAGGGCGGTACTTGTATTTTCGGGCTTAAAATATGTGTGTAAGCGGAGACGTCATTTCTATGCCCCGTGGCTATTCCTCCGGAAACCGCTTTCATGAAGGGCGCTTTTGATTCCAGCCATTGAGAAGTATTCCAATCATAGAAATAAACTCTACCTTGGTCTATTGTTCCCGCAAACAGGTTAACGGGAATATTGGGTATGGGGTTAGAGGCGTCACCTGGGATTGTGAAATCTCCCCGGTTCTCACCATAATGCTGAACCAAATCAATACCAAATGCTAATTGTTCTCCTACTTTAACTCCCAAGTTACCAATTCTATCATGAAAGGTTACTATAGGTAAGGTCGTATCTGTCGTTCCGCTTCCTTTATCCCTCCATGGTCCTATAGATGCGTAAGGAAGATTTTGGTGATACCATCCGTAATCTGGGTTATCGGGAGTGGGGAAGAGGGTTACGCTTTTTTCATTGATGATTGTAACCCTAGGTATAACTCCACGACATACGACTCCTGAAGGAGTAGGTGTATTGTCGTGTACAGTACCGTCTTTGGTACCGTTGTTCTCTAACCATACATAAGTTCCAGGTGTTTTTTCTTTTAGGTAGAGACCTAATGAGTCTAATAAATTCCCCTCACTTTCACTAGTAAAAATATCCGCGCGATACGCATCAGGATTTAAATTATCATTTAAACTTAATGCTGAATCGGTTATCGATACCTCGCGGATAGCGCAAGACCCTGCGTTTACGTCAACTAAATCTAGAACATACACAGCATCCTCAGTTAGCCCAACCGAATGCATATTGGTTAATGTAACCGCAGCATCTACGGAACTAGCATGAAATCCCATTTCTGGTAGTAGAGTCGCCTGTCCAACTATATCGTAGTTGGTACTGTCGGAAGTTTCCCATGACTGATTTATGAAATCATACCACAGTTCTTCTGAGGCTGTTTTTGCGCCGTCTTCAGCGTTTCCTAAAAGTTTTAATTTCTTAACGTACAGAGGCTTATCGGAATCTGTTGTTGAACTGGTAGCAAATATATTTGCTGCGATTTGATAATCCCCTATCCTACCCAAGCCATCCGAAGTGGTTGTCTCGCTCTTAGTGGTTGTTAAAGAGTTACTATAAAAAGTAACCTCGGGAGAGACTAAACCGGGGGAATAATCAGTATGGAACTGATAATCATTATGTCCTCCTAATGGCAAGAAATATTGAGGGTCCCCATATGTTGGGGAGGTAGGTGTATCCCATTGGTTGTTTTCCCAGTTCCAAAAGTGCACAGGCGAAGAATCTATTGGTACAGAGCTTAAAGCTAAGTAACCTTTCTCGGAAGACTCTCTGTAGCTTTCACATTCTAAAAAATACTTAGTACCGGCGTTGGCATAGAAAAGTTCCCTCTTAACTTTGGGGATACGTAAACTATTTTGGTCGGCTTTAATACGAGAGTCGCCGCCTCCATATGGATTTGTGGTAGCGCCGTCAGTACCCTTACCGAATTCATTAAACTCAGTACCTGGTCCTGGCACGCCAGCGGCGGGTTTCCTTAGCAGGTTAAAGCCGGTCTTTCTATCTAAACCTCCGCGATACGCTCGAAGATACACCCTAAACTGTGGCGAAACCGAATGTATAGGGTCAAGTTTAATATTGATTTGGTATTTCTTTCTGGGTTGTAATCCGGAAAAGCGCTGGGTTAGGGAGGTTCTGGCTCCATACGTATCCCAGTTATTAGCATCGGCATTATACCCCGACCTCCCGGAGAGTTGCCCGGTTTGAGAAGATAAAACGAAAACGTCTCGGCTACCTTCAAAAGGGTCAAAGTGAGGGACGTTGGTGTTGCTACCGAACAGATAATTCAAAGGGGTTGCGAACCTTTTTTCGTCCATGTGTACTTCAGGAACTAACATCGCGTTAGTAACCGTTCCGGAAGTAGTTTCGTTGTCAATTCCGAACGTTCGAATATCCCAGCCAGATAATCTTCCAAAGCTAAGGTTTCTAATAAAGTAATCAACAAAAGTATAGGGACCTGTTGTATGGGAATGTCCTTGCTCTGGAGTCCCTACGCCCGCACCCGTAATCTTAATTTTATAAGCTTCTTCCCCCGCTAAAGGGTCGTCGAACTCAACGTTAGCGCAGAATCTATGCCACGTATTTGGTATCCATGCGTCTTTTGGGGCGGCGGCGGTGGCTTGCCAACCTTCCCTCGGGTAGATATTCTCGATTTTTGGGAAGGCGCTCGCATCCACGCCTCCCACTGTCCACCGCTTCCAGTTATCCCCCGCTTTCGTGGGGTGGAAACAATATTTTTGCCCGTCTCGTATTCGGGTTAACTCTACGGTCAAAGCTGCGCTTCCTAATCCCGAAGCCGATATTGGGTTGGCTAAGAAATCAAATGTCAGCATTGCTGTGCCGTTTAAATGTCTGAACCCGCTTCCTGTTTCAATTATCGACTTTATCCTGCTCTGGTCAGATACATCTTGCTCTCCTTGAATAATCCAGTTGCTGTATGAGTTATCTAAATACACGGTCTGGTTTATTTCAGCATAACCAGGAGCTGTTCCGGATACAGAGGATACACTTAAAACGACGCCATCAGTATAACCACTAGCGTGGGTTCCTTGGGTAGTTAAAGGGGTAAATTTTCGCACAGACCCGTACCCTGTGGCATCTAAAGGCAGCTCTTGAAAAGTCCGAGGGGATACGTGATTCCAATGTGTCGGTGCAGCAATACCTAATACATTGCAGTCGCCGGGGTTGGGGACTAATGTGCCGTTAACAGAATCCCCGTCCTCAAAATTATACCAACTAGTAAATTCTCCGTCCGTTACAAATGAATCTCGTTTATTAAAATTAGGGTTCTTTAGAATCTGTTTATCGTGGTCATATAAGGCAACATCAAAAATATCTGCATACTTGTCTTCGTGTCCTCCAGTCGACATAGGGTCAAAGTCATCATCAATAAACCCTTTGGAAGGTAAATCTAGTTCGAGCCAATAGTTCTTGTACGATAGCCTTGATTGGTCTATACTATAGCCCTCTAATTTAAATCTAAATGATTTAGAGTCGAAAGTGGTGTTATCTAAAGTAATGTGCTTTGTTATCGTAGGACTATCGGTTTTTCCTTTCACTTCCCTTACGATTAGATTTTTAATCTTTAAATTAACAGCATCATTTCTTCGTTTGCCGATATAAAAGCACCCCTTTTTGCGCAGCGTGGGCTGACCAGGATGGTATCCCGTACGAGGATAAGCAACATCGATTACGTTTCTTCCGGGGTTGACCGGGTAGGACGCTCTGTCCGTGCCTTGTCCGAAATCATTATACCAATCAGTGGCAATGCATATGTTAGACGTGTACGTCTCCCCATCGCCATTAGTCCCAGTGTGTATGTCATACGCATCAAACTCTACACGGTATGTTCTTCCTGGTAAAACGGCGTGCCCTCTAAGTCTTCGGGAGCCCGTATAGGAAGCACTAGTGGAGAACGTATACACACTATCTCCTTCTGTTCCCGATAAATGGCAATACGAAGAGACATTAGTCGGAGCCGTTCCTTCGGGGGCTTGGTTAGAGAAGCCGGATTCGTACCAATCGCTACCGTCATCAAAGGCTCCTCGACCCCCTAAAACATCCTCACCTAAGACAGCCTTCTCTCCAATAGGAGACAAAACATGTACCCATTTTCCAGTATCAAAATCAAGGTATTGTCTCTTTTCTTCATTTACTCCTCGATAAAGTTTTACTCCAATAGGAAGTCCGTTTGACCTTCCATCAAGTTTAAACGTGTATTCGCTTCCTAATTTAATCGGAACTTTCTGTCGAACAGTAAACCTGCCTCTAGCTGCTTTATGCGTAAACTTATTATAAAGTTTTGCACCAGCAGCAGTACTCATCTCATGTTCGGTTCTCTCTACTCCTCCTGTATCATCTACAATCCAATTTTCAGAAGTGGTTTCTAAAGAAGAATCAGTAAGAACATTAGGTCCCAATTTGGTATCACCTTGAAGATTCTCTAAATATTCCCATTGGTTAGGACCTACGGCTCGTGGCGGGTTAGCGATTTCAAAGAAATCCCTGTCCTTCATTGGGAGCAATGTATGCCTATCATCATCCATCCTGCGAATTTCTACGCTGCTGAGCCATATCTCCGCCGGGAAGCTCCAATCCATACCTATTTGAATCTTTTTAGTGTATTGTGCTCCTGTCTGAGATTGTTGCCCATGGTCTCTGTAGTGTCTAAACACATACTCGTTATACCCATTAGATGCGAGCATTGTAGGTGGACCGGCATTTGTAACAGAGCCAAAGTGTCCCTCGCTCACGAACATGGGAGCCGTTGCACTCACAGAACTCATGCAAAAAGATATTTTGTATATTCCATCGGGGAAGTCTTCTTTAAGTGTTATCCATTTTGAGCCGGTACCGGTGCTAGACATATGAAATGCGCTGCCATCAGCTACTGGGTAAACCTGGGCACGGGTGTGGCTGTTGTTTTGCCAACCTGCGGTTCCCGTGAAGAAATCCCCGTGTCCGCTTAGGATATCCTCGCCCCATCTAGGACCGTATCCCGATATGTCATGAGTCCATCTGGTTAAGGTTTCCGGGAAGTAGTCCTTAGCAGGACCAAGGGTCAACGCATTAATCTGGAAGCTAGAAACAGAATCCGAGCCAGTGGTAGCGTACCCACTTTTAATAGCAGAGACTTGATTCCTATGAGCCATCATAGAAGCAATCATTTCCCTTCCACCATCTACAATTAGATTATCCTCTGAGAACAAAAGCTTGTCCTCAGCTCCATACGATTGATAAATTTCTACGCTACCCTTCATCTTCTATAAAATTATATATTGCATCCTCAACAGTTGGGCTTTTTCCCGCTGTCTCCTGAACTGACTCAGGCGCTGCGGAAGTGGACCCTCCGAAAAATTCCATGTATTCACTTCTAGAACCTCCAGAAGTCCCGTATTCATCTTGCGAATAATTACTATCTCGAGACAATTTCGAAGCCCCTAAATCATCAAAGTACTTAAAGACAGTAAAA